GTCTGAGGAAGAATATCTCCACCTACAGTTAAATCGCTGCTGACTGTAACTGACTGATCAATTGTAATTGCAGTTGAATCAGTAGTACTCATTGTACTGCCAGAAAATTCAAATGCCCCTAGGTTCAATGGAGCTTCATCTAGGCCCAGTGCTGTATAAAGTTCTGTAAAGTTAGCGTTTATTTTTGTAAATGCTGTTCTTAGACTGTCACCGCTTCGATCATTAGCAGTTGTGCCTGTGTTTACTGTTTGTTTAGCCATCTATCGCTCCATTAGCTTAATGCTGCAATTCTAGTTTGGAAATCAGCAAAGCTCGAGCTTGCTGCCACAATCAATTTTAATTCTGCGAGATTAATTACTCTACTACCTTGTATTCTTAATTCATTCTCTATCGATACATCACTGTTAAATGTCACTGCTGGCACGAATGTCATAGCTGAAGAATCAGAAGTATCTAGCAAGGATACAAACACCGGACCATTCAGCGATATATTATTAGAACCATTGCCTATGGTTACGGCGCCACTAGCACCGGTTCCTAGTTCAACTTGGGCAGATGCAGCTCCTTGTATTTGGACTTTATTTGTGCTGACGATCTGCAGGTTGCCTGTGTCTAAAGCCGTGATAGAATTGATACCGTTGTTAACTGATAGATTGTTAATCGTGATACTGTTATTAGTAGTGTTTACTATAATACTAGAATCTTCTGCGAATAGACTACCTTTAAATTCGCCAGTGAACACACCATCTACTTCTGCTCGATAGATAAACACAGTACTGGTATACTGATCTCCGATATATACTGATCCGTGACTGTTGCCGCCTACGAGATCACGCCCGCCTCTAACATATAGGTTTCCGCCGTCGTTAGATCCGTCAATGTTCGCACCGCCAGCTAGTATAGTATCACCGCCTATGCCGCCACCTCTGCCATTACCACCTAATAATGTTAAGGATCCTCCTCCGTTACCTACACCGCCCGAGATAGTCACAGCACCACCGGCTGCTGCGTTTGTAGAGTTTTCTCCTCCCGATATACCTATAGCACCTCCGGATGTCGCACCTGATTCTGTGCTGCCCGATATAGATAATTGTACAGTTCCGGTTTGTCCTTGAATTGTTAATGTTGTATCACCGGTTTGATTAGTGTACAGATCACTTTGTATATTACCTGAAGATTTTATACTAGTTAATACAGTGATATTGTTAGTGCTGATACTGTTATCAACAGAATTGACTATCAAAGAACTATCATCAGCAAACACAGAACCTTTGATATCTATTCTTTCATTTATACCAAATGACAATGTGTTTGTAATGATATTCGTTGTTATGTCTAGCCCGTATCCTGGAGATATAGTTAATGTGCTTGTTGGTCCTGCAGGGTCTAGTGTAGTTTGACCCGGTACTGCTAAAAATCTGTAAACGTTCTGTGCGATGTTAGGAGCACTGTTGGTAACCGTTACTGCACCTGTACTGGTGTCGAGTATTATACCGCTGCCTGCTATCAACGAAGTAACACCGGTGTTGGTTAATGTTATAGAACCGGTGGCTAAGTCTGTAGATATTCCTGTACCACCAGTTACCTGCGTAACACCGGTGTTGGTTAATGTCACCGCACCGGTGGCCGAACTAACAGCAATGCCAGTACCGGTTGCTAATGAAACTACTCCGCTGTTAGTTACAGTAACTGATCTAGCTGTGTCATCGGTTGTAATATCTATTCCGGTACCTTCTATTAATGTTAAAATATCTGCAAAAGCCGACGGTATTACGTCATCCTGACCAGCTACTGCTATAGTGCTGAATGATGCTTCTGCAGGGTTCCTTATAAGATCTCCGCCTACTCTAGATCCTGCAGGTAGATCTACCACACCAGCTAGATCGGCACTGATTTGTGCGATACCTAGATAAATCGAATCGCCTGATAGATATAGATCACGCCATCTTTTAGTAGGACTGCCTAAATCGTAGGTTTCAGTAGCGTTCGGTATAAGATCAGTTTCTAGATCAGTAAAATCTATTCCACTGCCCATGCCACCTATGCTGGTGTACAATTCTGTGAAGTTGGCATTTATTTTTATAAATGCTTCTTCTATGGTGCTCCAAACTATAGGAGGACTACCTGCTAAAATATTTTGTTGTGCCATTATGATCTTCCTACCGCTACAATAATCGTTCCGATATGATCAGAATCGTAATCCTCTATAGCTTTACCTATTATAGTTCCTGGCTGAGCTACCTTACCAGCACTGATAGCAACTCCTGGAATGTTACTTGTGATCATCAAATCACCTTTTCTAATTTTACCTACTACTTTACAAGGAACTCTACCCTGTAGTGCTATCTGATTTTTCAATCCAGGACACGCACCGTACATCGAATATGCTGCATTGTCGCTGACCACACCTGCGACTCTAGTATCGCCTAGTTGGCTACTAATAGTGACTTCTTTATCTCCGCCAAATATTAAAACCGTACCGGTGTCGTATTCTCGATCGCCTTCGTAAAATTCTGCTAGGTCAGCAGCGTATGTTGCTTGTAATCTCGAACTACCTCTTGTGCCTCCCCCGGGAGTACTGGCCAAGGTCCACTGTCCGGTTATAGTTCCTGCTGTAGTATCGCTGCCGGTAGTAATGGCTGTACAATTTCTTAAAGTAGAAACTGCTAATCCATTGGCATCGATAGTGGCATATGTGGTAACACCGTTCTGGGTACGAAATACATGGCTATCGTTATCATAGTAGGTAAATTTATCTGTTGCTGGTGTTGTACCGTCGCCTATCAATATACCTGCCTGGCCCAAGAAGCCATAGTATTGCATGAAACCGCCAGTACCTGAAGTGTTTGTATCTATAGCGAGAACAGTATCTACTTTTAATTGTTCGACACTGACTACTCTTCCTGCGAAGTCGCCGTTGGTATCTCGACGAACCAATGTACTGACAACATTGGTACTGCTATCATTTACAATGCTATAATGCGAGTCATCTGTATGATTCCCTACAGTAGCGTTAGTACGTTTGAGGTATCCTACTCCAGAACTAAATTGACTTTTCTTAACAGAACCGCCTTCGTCTACCACAGTAGTAAACGCCACTTCGGCAACATTGGCCGCGGATATTCCTGAGTTACCTAACAATCTGTCTGGATTTACCTGAGGTAGTTTTGATAGAGCTAACCCGTTATCTTTGACAGTGATCCATCCGTTGGTAGCATTGAACTGCGCGGAATCAAAACTGGCCAATCCTCTGTCTGCCTGTGCTATACCAGTAGCATTGGCTCTGGTGGTGGCAGCAGTCATGTTTAACTTGCTTTGATCGATAGCGGCAGATGCATTAACATCTGCGTTAACGATCACACCAGGACTGATGTCTGTTCTTATTATGTTTGTAGTGCTGTCGCCGATCTGTATGTCAAATACCACATCGCCTGTAGGTGTGAAATTTTTGATCTCGTTGGAATCGCCAGTGACTGCTAATAATTGACCCGCTTGTATCTCTGTAAATGTAAAGAGATCAGATCCGTCGTTATCTTTTAAATTGCCTATCTTGATATCATCTAGTCTAGCAGCATCAGTTAATAATGTCGGCGTGGCTAGATTTTTGATTTGATAGTTGGCAAGATCCATGTCTCCTTTCATAGCCAATTGACCAGTCAACGCCATGAATCCGAAGCCAGGGCCCGGAATGATAGATGTTGCTAAAACATCCGAACCGTCATGCGCTACGCCTAATCTTCTATCTATATAACCTCTCACTGCCGATTCTGTAGGCACAGCATCGATCGCAGCATCGGCCATTGAGTCGTCGATGGAGAATTCGGAAATTGTAGCACCGCGCTTAAATCCTAATCCATCTAATTGGCTCAATGCGATACTAGCAGAGAACGTAACAGTTCCCGTACCTTGGTCAACTTTAAAGAACGGACCAACAGAGAAGTTACCGTATTGGTCTGTGGTCACAAAGAACACACGACCCGAACCTCTTTCTTGTACCTGCGATCTAGTTACAGTATTTCCATCTTCGTCAGTGTCGGTATTGTATAGAGACACCGCATTGAAATCATTGACCGCAGCACCATAGATTTCACTTGGATAGTTTGTATCGGCATACGAACCTGTACCTATCTCTAGTAAGTCATGAGATGTTACGCGAGTCAATGCGATACGAATAGTCAGCGTTCCTCTGGAACCGATAGTAGGAACTTGTACTCCAGATTTTAATGTAATATCAGCATTATAATCTATGACAGATCTATCCAACGCTGGAGAAACTGTGATCAGTGAATAGTTTTGACCGATACTGTCACCGGTCTGATAATTGGTTACTGTATATTCTGTTCCTAGATATATAAACTTGGTATTAACAGTTCTGTTGTCGTCGATGGTAGATAGGTCGGCGATAGCGATAGTTGATTGCCCTTGGTCACCAATTAGTAGACCGTAACTGTGCGTACCGCTGCCTGATGCGGTACTACCTATCTCTAGACCCTCGATTCCGAATACCACAGAACCGTCTGAATTACCGCCGCTGTTAGTAATAGTTATAGACGTAGCACTAGGTATACCTGCTACTATAGGATCAGTTCCTAGATTACCTGTTGCGATAACTGCTATGGTCCCACCGGAAACATACCCAGTGGTAGTGGCGTTGGCATAGGTCACTGATGTAGTTGTACAACTTATAACAGTGGCAGTGGCATCGTTATATCCCCCAGGATTGATACTGCCTACGTTAATGACTTGTCCAGGTAGATAAGGAGGATGTTTTTGTTGTGCAAAAGTTATGGTAGCATTAGTGCCATCTCCTGATGCACCAGTAACTGTGATGTTAGCTCTAGGAACTAATCTATCGCCGATACCGATACCTTCGGTGGTGTCTAACCCAGTTATAGTCAATCCTGTTAATGTCGCACCTGTACCTATGAAGGTGCTGTCTACAGGAGCTGTACCAGTAATCTTGAAATCGTTAGTGTTGTTATCCTTGGATACGACCCAATAATATTGTCCTACTTCTAGGTCTGCAGGCAGTGTACCAGTAGTTGAAAACTTTATTTGAGTTCCCGCCACTAAACCATGGCTGCTTGCTCCGATAACAGTCGGGTTAGCTGCACTTATGGTGCAGGTAGTCAAACTGCTTGGAGTTCTATAAGGCTGTTCGGAGAATACTGTTAACTCGATATAGTCATAGTTTTCTCTTAATTGAGTTAGTGCTAGACCATAAGGCTTAACTCTGGCTATGTCTGTGGGATAACTGTATGCGGGACCAGCGCTGATGTCTACAGCTTCGCCCGCAGGTGTTTCGGATACTGTGAATTCAGTGGCACTGATTACATCTTTAACATAATACACGTCGCCTGTGACTGCTGGCGACACTGTGGTAGGAACTAAATCCGAAGGAAAAGTTCCCTGTGTTTTGAAAAATGTGATTTGATAACCGGGTTGTTGTCTGTGAGGAACGTTGGTAGTGAACGATCCTGATCCGAGATTTATCGCAGTAATTATAATATCATCGGCATCGAATGTTTCATCGTACTCGTTAAACTGTATAACACGATACACATTGGGGCTATCATTTAATACCAGGGCAGTACTAGGACGAGTAGCAACTTCTACCACATCACCGGTGAGTACCACAAATGCATTTTGTCTTATAGTTACTCTTGAGCCATGAGGAACACCTTGTTCTAGACCGCCGGATGTTGACAGTGTTAATCTCGCCAGTTTCTGATTGGCATTTTCTAACGTTACACTCGATACTGCATACCTGGTCAGACCGTTGGGATGTCTAACTTCTACTTCTGAACCTGACAACGGCATGTAATCATCGAAATTCACATATAAAATAGTATCACCGGCATCATTGGCAGTCTGCACAGTATTGGCTTTTATACTGCCTCCCTGTGATAGAGCATGATACAAAGTCACAGGTGTTGGAACTTCTAGAGGATCCGCACCTTCTGCTACCAGAGCGAAATTACCATGCGCCGAAGAACCCCCCACTGATCTAATTTGAGCACCGTTAATAGCATAATACGAAATTTCGCAATAGTACGTAAACATACTAACTGCTTCAGTCAATCCGCCGTTGGTAGCGATTAATCCATAACCTAGATCGTTGACCTGAGTAAAGTCATTGGACAACATGGATCTATTACCAGGCATTAAAATTTCAAATAGATTAGCGTTAGTATCTACGAAATCGATAACCTGTGTCTGTATTGATGATTTATTGGTCTGTAACGATGTTCTAGCTGCAACTCGATTAGAGTTATAAGAATATGATCCTAAGTTAGGTAATGTTAGTGCAGGAGCAGATCCCACACCGCTGACAATCACCGTTGCCACATCGGTTAAAAGATTACCGATGATTGTTGCTTCTGATCCAGTGCCGCCAGTGCCGCTGACTCTGGCAGTAGCAGAATAACTGACCGCAGGAGGAAGATCTTGTGCTACCTGCTGACACAGATAGCTAACATAGTTTACCGCAGCCGCAGTTTCGTCTTCTTGGCCTGCTGCTAATTGTAAAGTTATTGCATCGCCTACACCATCGTAGTATTTTAATGCTGCGTCTCTGGTCTGACTGTTTCCGCCATAGAGCAAATCGTAGGCTACTGCTTCGACTATGTATCTAGTATCTCTAGCACATCGTACACTATCATAAACGAATCCCGAAGTAAACGGTGCAGTCGGTCCAGCTATCTGAGCATTGATCCATCCAATGGTTTCATCTGCTATGTAATTAACGTTGGCCAGCAATAATGTTTTTGCATTGGCAACATCAGCGGACACTCCAGGGGGATTGGTTAGTACCAAAGATGGCGCAAACAACGCACCGTTTTCTATTATATTGTTTAAAGTAGTTTCTGCGGAAGTTACTTCCGAGATGTATATAGCCAATGAAGTATCTGAGAACGAATCCCGTACTAAATCATGAGCATATGTGATCGCACGTAATGTGATGTTTAATTGGTCTTGAACTACTACCTCGGCATTGGCCTGTCTATAAGAAAGACCAGCTTTACGTGCATGATAATTTGTCTGGAAAACAATATCGAACCCTAGACCATCTACGATTAATCCTACGTCCCTACTACAGATATCGTCATCGTAGGTAAACACACCAAAAGGCCACGGAGTAGTTTCGTCTAAGACAAATGTAGCGGTTCCGTATGTAGGAGCAACTGCACTATAGATGTAGTTTCTTACATAATTGATTCTATATATTTGATCGTTAACAATAAAACTACATGGTACGTTAGGTAATCGCAATAATCCAGAGACTTCTATGATCAAAGGATCAGAAGCCGCAGTAATGGTAAATTGTTGATTACCAGTAAAACCGTCAACAAACAAACCACCAGCAAAAGTTTTTCTGCCCGTGCTTCTCGAGAAAGAAGCCGACTCTTGACAGTAGGGAGACTTAGCAAGAATCTGACCTTCGGGGTCTAGTACCATCATAAATCCGCCGTGGCCTTGACAGGTTACTGCACGAACTATGTTGGCATCGTTACACAAAAACACATCTAATTGATTGTTATCTCGAGGATAATTAACACTTCCGCTGTTTGATATAACATCAACGATACCATTAATTAAGTTAGTAGTTACTGTAGATGCGCCTGTTTCTGATACATAGGCTAAATCTACCACTTGCGGATTTGTCAACGCGGATGAAGTTGTTACTACTCCGTTCTCGGTGTATACTGGAGATACAGGTGTATTACTGAGAATATCCAACGCCAGTGTATTAATTCTTTGTATACCTGCCACAGTTTCTGATAACTGTGTAGTAATAGCTATCAATGCACTCGGATTGCTTTTATATTTTAACGCAGCACTGATAGTTCTGTTATAGCCCCCATATTTTAAATCAAAGACTAGAGCATCAACGATTAATCCAACATCTCGTTGGCACGTGTCTTGATTATAGGAAAACACAGAAGTAAATGGTGCTATGTTATTTGATATCTGATTATTGATCCAACCTATAACCTGTTCTGCAATGAAATTTCTATTAAGATCTAAAAGTTCAGCTGCTGATTTTCTATTACCTCTATTTGAAATCAATGGATAAACCGGTTGAGAAGAGTCGGCCAAATAATGATATCCGAAAAGTTGCGATGCTGTTGTAATTCCGTCTACTGTGAGATCTCGCCTAAAATATTGGAATGCCCATGGACTAGAACTTTCGCCTGGTTTTGGTCTTATGATAGTTCTTCTAAATTCGTCACCGATCAGTGCTACGTTTTGAGGAAGTTTTAATGGATAATTTTCTTCGTATATGCCTGCCTCTACAAAGATACATATCTGTTCGGTCTTGGTCGAATCACCGTAGGAGATAACTTCGCCTTCTATAAATTCTCCTGATACGATATCAACATCAAATACTTCGCAGGTTAAGAATGTACTTTCTGTAGATAGTTCTCCTGAATGCGAAAGTATCTGTGCCAACGCTCCTGAAGTTTCTCCTCGTAGGAATAATCCTTCCCTAATGTCTCTGGTCCTGATAGCGGCAGGAGTTGAAGATGTCATGATACCGGTAAAGTCTGTAAGCAATCCGCCGGTTTCTATAAAGAATCGTGGAAGGTTAAGTATCACGTTCGGTAAACTGGTAAATCCGCTACCTCTTGATACAACCGTTACACCAGCTACTATACCGCCTACGATATCTGCTCTACCGAATGCACCGCCACCGCCACCGCCGATAAATCTCACAGATACTAGGCCGTACCCGCTACCGCCGGTAACAACCTGGACATTATTGACATTGAATGTGAGATCGAATGTAGCTCCAGTTCCAAATGTAGATCCGCCTGTGGCGCTGGTAGCTGTAGTTGTACAGTTGGTAATTGTCGGCAAACTGGTATAAACACCTTGAGTGATTAATTTTACGGTGTTGATGGGACCTCGACCACTAGTGCCACCTTCGACTACAGACAACACCTGAATCACACAAGCCTGAGAACTAGTACCACCGACTATGGTTATTAGGTCTCCTGGTAAGTAAGCGGATCCTCTGCTGTTGATGACAACAGTATCTACGCTCATAGATACCTGTCCACTGAAGCCGTCTCCTGCTCCTGCTACGTCACCGATACCTTTTAGTGTACATTGATTAGCACCATCGCCGAAAGTTAATACTTTCTTATATGGACCGATTTCAAAAGGAGATTCTAATAATATTTCTTCTGCACGTTTACACGCAGCTTCTATGGTTCTATAGGCTGTGGCTAATGATCTACCTTCTAGATCTCGCCTAATATTAGGACGTACATCGGACCCGCTAGTAGCTACATATAAGTTAACGCTGCTGCCGAATCCGGAATTATCAACATAGTTCTTGGTAGCTGCGACTAATCCGTCCCATACGATATCATCGTCGGGTTCAGGATTGCGGCTTAACACCAACGGACCAGTCATCCTTCCTCTGTTAGTTTGGAACACACCTGGGAATTCAGGATCTACAGTCTCTACACCCGCTAATGATATTTTTGTGTCTACGTATCCTTTGTTGGCCGCCAATCTATCACTGGTGGCTGCTTCTGCGTCGTGTACACTCGATAGCAGTGATTTAGCATCTTGTATTTCGGAAGTATTGGCAAGATCCGGCAAATTTCCGATGGGGAATCTGGTTATACCGCTTCTGGCATTTAGCGGCCCACCTAGGTTCGGTTCGAAATCGCCCGAGATGTCCGAAAGTAGGTTAGTTATAATGATAGCATTAGGATTGGTATCAAAGTCTAATTGGATACCGGATCCGGGTATTAGGTTTCTAAAATTGACCCCGTCTTCAGTATCTTTGACAACTACGACGGATCTTTCTCTTCCTAGATAAGAATTAGGAGTATCGTCTAGACCCTGAAAGGTCAGTTTTTCACCTAACCCTAGCGAGCTATACAATTCTCTGAAGTTGTCGTTTACTTTACGGAATGAATCTCTTATACTATCGCCTGTTCCGTCGTTGCCGATAGTACCTATATCAATTACTTTACGAGCCATAGTTTACCCTAATAAATGGTTATCGTATATTTACCAAACTGTTTTATAAGCCGAATGTAAATATCAAATGTTCTTGAAGAAATATAAAGAAAAGAATACCTATACCAGACTAAGCAAGACTGGCACAGAACACACCTACGTAAGGAAAAAAACCATAGCCGTGTTTGCCTGCGACAATTGCGGACAAGAATTTAAAAGAGATCTAAAACACGTAGATCGTAAGCGACTTAGCGACAACTACTTCCATTGTTGTTCCGGCTGTGACGCTAAGAGATTCGCCCAACGTAAAGGCGTCGAGCGCAAAAAGATATGGGACATGCCAGCTAGCCTAGACTGGCCGATAAACAAATATTAGATTCTAAAACTTTCGCCGCAACCGCAACGATCTTTTTCTTGAGGATTGATAAATTCAAAGCCTTCATTCAACCCTTTTTTTTGATAGTCTATGGTGGTGCCTTCTAGATACGGCTGATGTTTCGGTTCTACGAATACAGACACATCTTTGATACGATAGACGGCGATCGTTGAATCTAGTTGATCTAGATACTCTAATACGTAGGCTAGTCCAGAACATCCAGTGGTTTTGACACCGATTTTTATTCCTAGTCCCTTTCCTCTTTTTATTAACTGCTGCTTTATTTTATCGGCTGCTAAGTCGGTCAGTTGTATCATTCAATAAAGTTCCTAGAGCTTGTAATTCTTTTGTGCTTTCTGTGACATGTTCCCAAGTAGTGGGGAAACATACTGCATCGAATCCCATTGATTTGTATAGTTCCATCCTTTTTTGGCACGGTTCTAATGTTCTGTGTACACTTTCGACTCTAGGCGTTTCGCTTACCACTAACGCCCAAAATATGATTGATATCATTTATAATCCTTTATGTTTGTTTTTATAATCTTCTATCGCAGCTTTGATCGCATCCTCTGCTAAGATAGAGCAATGTATTTTGACCGGAGGGAGAGCAAGCTCCTCCGCAATCGCTGTATTCTTGATCGTTGCTGCATCGTCAAGTGTTTTGCCCTTAACCCATTCAGTGACCAATGAACTAGAAGCAATAGCACTTCCGCAACCATAAGTCTTAAACTTAGCATCTGTAATTATACCTTCCTCATTAACTTTTATCTGTAACTTCATCACGTCGCCACAAGCAGGTGCACCGACCATGCCAGTGCCAATATCAGGATCGGTCTTATCAAACGCTCCTACGTTTCTAGGATTTTCATAATGATCTAAAACTTTATCGCTATAGGCCATTTTTTTCCTTTAAGATTTTTTAGACAACATTGTTTGTATTTTTTCTTGAATCATCTTCGCCCAGAAAGGTTGAGGAAAATTCCA